CCGGCGCTCCCCCGGCCGGCGACGCCACCGCCGCCTGCCCATCTACTACCGTATTCTCATCCATCGTCCCCCCAAAACCTTTCTGTGCTCGCGCCCATTCCGGCGCATCCAACCCGCCACGCACGGGCGACTCTATGTGGTCGCCCTCAGCCAACGCGCCCATGGCCTGCCCGTATTCCGTCTGGTTCCGTCCGCGCGCGGCCGCACCGTCTTCAATCTTCAATCTTGAATCTTGAATCTTCTGCTCCACCAACTCCGCCAACATCCCCTGCACGCCCGTGCCTGCCACCGCCGGCGCATTCACCGCGCTGGTCTCTTTCCCGCGCGGCTCCTCGAAGATCAACTCGCATTGCACCGGCTTCTTATCTACCTCATACGTCTGCCCCGGCCAGTGCGAGCAGTCCCGGCTCAGCCAATCATTTCCGCACACCGAGCACGTGATCGCCTTCCAGTACCAGCCGATGCTAAAGCGATCCATCTGCCCATTCAGGAATGCTTCGATGTCCCGCGGCACCGTCAGCCGGATGTCCTGCACGAACGCGCGGCCATCCAACGCCGAAGCATCCACCGTTCCCCCACGCGCGTCAATCGCGTACGTCGCATGATCCCGCAGGTACGGCTGGCCGGCGAACGAGGCCGCAAACGCCGGCAGGTGCTCATCCCGGAAGCGGTAGAAGTTGCTGTTTGGGTAGCTCGCGCGGAACGTCGTCGCCCGGAACGTCAACTCGTCCAGGTCGCCGGCCGCCAACTGTCGCCGCAACTCCCGCCGCACCTCGCGCGTCAACGCCCCCGGCGCGCGCCATGCCAACCCGTCGCCAACCTCCAACGCCCCCGGCGCGCCGCCAGCCGCCTGCGCCCCATCAGCGCCAACCGCCAAACCGCCGCCGGCCGCGCGCACAATCAGCACATCCTCGGCCACCACCGGCTCACCAAACAACACCCCCACCACGCCATTCCAACTCACAGCATCACCCCCCTCACGCCAACCTCATCCCGCCATCTGCACTTTGCACTTTGCACTCTCAGCGTTCTGCCTTCTCCCCGTCTAGCACCTGGGTCATTTCCTCGTCCCCCAGGCTCTCCCCGGCGAACTTCAACACCAGCCGCAGCGCCATCCGCCGCAGCGACCGGTTGCCCGGCGGGAGTTTTGCCACCGTGCCCAGGGCCTGCGCAATGCTGGCCGCCGCGCTTGCCAGGCCGGCGTTATCCTCCACGCTGATGTCCGGCGCCACGATGTGAATCATCCCCACCGTCGCCGGCTTCCCGCGCACCTTGCCCAGCGCCACCGCCCGGTTGTACGCCGTGATTGCCACCGTCGCCAGCGCGTGGCTGAAGTAATGCTGGCGCTTCGTCATCATCCGCCAGCGCAATTCCCCCATGGCCTTGGCCGTCGCCAGGTTGCTCGTTTCCGCCTCTCCCAGGTCGCTCAACCCCAACCCTGGCCCGCCGGCTGCGATCATGTAGCGAATCTGCCGGCCATCCGCCTGCGCATCGCGCGCGTTTAGCGTCGGCGCCACCGCCTGCCATTCTTCCGCGTCCCGGTCTGCGATGATGACCGAGCCGCTTTCCGGCGGCACCCGGTATTGCTCGCGCTTCGTGCTCACCAGGTTGGCCGGCACGCGCACGATCCACAGAAACGCGCGCACCGCCGCGTTTAGCCGCACTCGATCTTCCAGCCACTTCGAGTAGCGCCGCAGCCAGATGAGGATCGGCGCCAGGTCGCTCTCTCCGCGCACGCAACCCACCGGCCGGTTGACTGCAAAATGCAATACCCACGGCCGCAGCCGGCGCGTCGTTCCGTCCTCCGCAAGTTCCAGCGGCTTGTTGGCGTCGTCTCCCAGCGGCGACGACCACCACCGACCGCCGTTGGCGTAGTCTGGATCGTCCAGCCCCACCAACTCATGGTACTCCGTCTCTGCCTCATAGTCGCCGGCCCGCCAATGCACCTGGTCAATCACCACCGCCGGCAGCGTGCGCACATAGCTCATGCCGTCCACTGGGTTGGTGTGGAGGACGACGAACAACTCCCCGCTGCGCGCCAGTTCGTCGCACCAATCCGCCTGGCGTAGGTCAATGTGGTTTTCTTCATGCTCCATGAACTGCGTCAGCCAGCGCGCCAGCGGCCCGTAGTCGCTCGTCAGCCGGATTCCGTCGCCCACGACGTAGGCCGTGATGAGGCCGATGATGCGACGCGCCAACGGGTTGCGGCGCCATCCCTCCAGCGCGTCGCCAAACTCCATGGCCAACTCCGGCCACGGCTTATCCTGGCTGCCGGCCGGCGCGCCGGTCAACGCCTGCGTCACCCCGTCGCCCTCGCGCCCCACCGGCACGGCCAGCACCTGCGCCAGCCAACCCACCAGCCTCGCCCGCCAACCCCGTCGCTCAGCCATTCACCAGCCCCTCTGTCAATTACGAATTCCCAATTACGAATTCCCAATTCGTAATTCGTAATTCCTAATTCCTAATTCCTAGTTGTCCGCCTTGCTAATTTGCAGGCAGTTCGTCCCGTCGCCCAGCAGCGTCAGCGTGTCATACTGTCCCAACGCCGCATTGCCGCCGAGCATGATCGTTGACGTGTCGGTGATCGTAATCGTCTGATTGGCCGTATTGCGCAGCACCGTCACTTTGCCTGCCGTCGCACACCCTGTAATGGTGGCTGTCCCCACGGCGCCCGCCGCTGTCAGAGGCACAACCGTATAGTTTCCCGTCGCAATCGTCGAATTGGCCGTCACTGTAACCACAGGCGCCGCCGCAAACGTCACCTGGCCGGCCAGCGCCGCATTGCCCGTCAGCGTCGTCGCCCCCGTCACCGCCAACGTCCCGCCAATCTCAACATTCGTAAACCCCGTCGCATCCGCCGACCGTGACGCCGGCGCCGGCGTGGCCTGCTGGCACCCCGCCAACACCACCGCCAACGCCAACACCGCCACCAACGCCCCGACAATGATCCGTTTCCCAAACTTCTCGATCTTCATCCCCTTACTCCCTTTCTCGTCTTCGCTCTCCAGCCCGCTCACTACTCAGCCTTCCCGGCGTTTTCACAGAAAGTCGCCGGCGTTTTACCCTCTGCACCCTGCACTTTGTGCTCTGTACTCTGCACTTTGCACTCTGCGCTCTGTACTCTGCGCTTTGCGCTTTGCACTTCCGTTACCACCCCCACGCCCGCTCATTCACTTCCGCCGGCGCAATCACCGCGCTCTCCCCGGTCGAGACCATTGCCGGCGCGTAGGCCAGATTCAACCCATCCATGCCGTCCGGCGAGCGTTTGATCCGCTTTTTGGTCAAGCTCTTGTCTTCCACCACGCGCCGCCCCTGGCTATCCAACGCCCAACGCGGCCCCATGGCCTGGCGACGCAGTTCGCGCAGCGTCTCCGCCGGCAGACGACTCAGGTCGAGCCGCCCTTCCTCCGCGCGGCCGGCCACGCTGAACCACAGTTCGCTGCGCCGGTTCGGGTATCGCTCCGGGTCCAGCGCCCGCGCCGCCGCGCTCACGCCCACGAACGTGTACCCATCCGCCTGGTCAACCACGCCGCCGCCAACCCCGCCGTCGTCAATTTTCGCCACAATCTGCCGGCCCTCGACGCCGCACCGCCGGCCATATTCATCCGCCAACAGGCGCACACGGCCGGCGATCTCGCGCGTATTCAACCCGTTCGCCGCCTCGTGGTGCAGCGACACCGGCCCCCGGCGCACGTGCATTTCCGTGAAGTCATCCCCATACCGCGCCACGTCCACCCCAATCTCGCACGGCTCCCCGGCCGGCTCTGGCAGCCGCGCGTCCTCTGCCGCTTGCCACGCCCCATCGCTCCACACCGCATACGTCGCCTGGCTCGGCCACCGCCCCAGCAGCCGCGCCTCCGCAATCGGCCCAGGCCGCAGATACTCCCCGCTGCCCAGCGGCCATTCCACGTCCGACCGCTTCGCTTCGGCAGACGACACCGGCCGGCACCACTGCCGTAACAGTTCGTCCACGCGCGCCAGGCGGATCGCCGCCGGGAACGGAGGCGGCTCGCCCTGGGCTTCCGCGCTCAGGTTGGGATGATCCAATACCGACATTGTGATGACCTGCCAGTCCCCTGATAGCTCCTCGATGTACGCGCGTGACGAGGTATCCGTCGGGTTGAAAATTGCCAGCCAGGCATGGCCGGCCCCGCTAAACATGCTCTCCGTCGCTTCCCAAAATTCCCCGTCCACGCCTACCGCCTCATCGAACACGAACAGCATGTGGCGCTCATGCCGTCCCTGAAACCCCACCGACTCCCGCGCCGTAAATCCATGCGCCCAGTGGTTTGGCGACGACTCCAGCCGCGGCATCTTCGGCCCCCGAAATCCGCCCCGGCCGCCACGCTGCACGCGCACTTCCTTCCACAACAGGTCTCGCACCCCCAGGTCTGTCGGCGCCGTCGTCAGCGCCAACCCAGGGTCAAACACGTCGTACCACCAATTCACCAGCCCGCCGGCGAGATGCGTTTTGCCTACCTTGTGGCTGGCCTTCACCAGGACTTTGTACGGTGGTCGCAGCAGAGCCTGCGCAATCTCCTGTTGCTTCCCCCACCACTCGACCCCCAGCACCTCCCGCGCGTACCCGCACGGATCGCCGGCGTAGCGCGCGTAGGGGTTAAACCGTCCCGGCGTCACCGCCTGAATCGGTACTCCCCGCTGGCGCAGCACCAGCATGGCCGCTGCCTGCGCCGGCGTCACTCCCACCAGGGGCGCCGCCTCCACGGCCAGCCCGGATCGTCTCAAGGTTTTCTCCCATCGCCACGCGCAGTAGTTCATCGTTCGACAACTGCGCCATCACCGCAATCTGTTCCATCGAAAGCGCCGCCACCGTCCCCACGCTGCCGGCCGTCTCTGGCTCGGCCAGCTTGATGAGCGTCACCGCGGCATTGATCCGGTCGCTGCCCCGTTGATCTGCGCCGGCCATCACGGCTGCCAAGGCGGCCGGCGCCTGCGCCGCATACCGCGCCGTGGCTCGTTTGCGCTCCCGCCGATGAAACTCCTCCTGCCGGATCGTTTCTTCATCCGCGTAGTCCCGCGCCCGCTGATACGTGGCCGCCAGCGCCGCCGCAATCGTCGGATCATGCCGCCACTTCTGATACCAGATATTCTCAGCGCACGTCTCCGGCTGGTTGAATACCGCCTTGATCGGCTCCTGGTTCGCCATCGCAAAAGCGATGCGAATCACCGTGACAACTTTCTTCTCATGATGCGGTCCCGGTATTGCCCGCAGCAGCGCCCGCACCTCAGGCGTCAACCACGCCTGGCCGTCACTTCCGCCCGGCTTCATCGTCTAAGTCCATCCCCGCGCGCGGCGTCAATCGCTCAATCTCAATCCCCGGAAACGCCGTCGCCATCCTTTCCAACACCACCGCGCAGTATTCCGGGCTGATTTCGTGGCCCCGGCCGCGCCGGCGTAGGTTCTGGCAGGCGACGATGACCCATCCTGCGCCAGCAAACGGATCAAGCACAACGTCGTCCGTTTTTCCGAACTCGGTCATAAGAAATGCCGCCAACGCTGCTGGCTTCTGCGATGGATGCATTCGCCGCTCGCGCTCAGAATCTCTCAGCATCCCATTCCACCGATGCCTGAACAACTTGGCTGATCTATCCAGGTTGCTCCAGGCCAGTTCACAGTCAGCAAAATTGCCCGTCGTTTCCTTGTCCCACACGACCCAACACGAGGACGCCTTCAGCTTATCAGCGTAATAGTTTCCGCCCCACCAGAATTGAGCCGCGCCTGGGTACAATCCCAAGTAGAAACCGGACGACCTGATAGCAGTCTCAGTCGTATCATCGCCCACGATAGGCACATATTTTCCAACATCTACCATGTTCGTGGCTCCATAGGAGCCACGAACATTTTTTGACCCGAAAGGCTTGGCGGCTCCATCGGAGCCGCCAAGCCTTTTCGCTTTTCCGTGCTCCTCGATGGCGTAGTGACCGTGGCGAAGGCTATCGCCTTCGCCACCGCCAACAAAACCCTTGCGACCCTTTACGCCTCCGAACGGGATCATGCCATTAGCAGATTCACCGCCGCCAACGGATACGTTGGCGGCGACGATATTCACGCCGTAGGGTGGATCGGCGATTATCATGTTCGCTTGCTCGGTCATCACCCGTTCCACGACCGCCTTGTCCGTGCAATCCCCGCACGCCAGCCGATGCTCCCCGATCCGCCACAGGTCGCCCGGCGCAACCTGCCACTTCTCGTTCAATTCCGCCGCCCGGTCAACCTGCGGCTCCGCATCCCCGGCCGCGCCCCCGTCCAGCGTCGCCAGCATCTCCGTCAGCCGGGCCTCGCTGCCCGCCGCCAACGCCGCCAACTCCCGATCCGCCTGCGCCGCCACGTCGCGCAGCAGCGCCGCCAACTGCGCCTCATCCGGCTGCCCCTGCCGCGCCAACTCGTTGTCAGCCGCCAGGTAGGCCAGCACCATCGCATCATCCCAGTCTGCGGGGATAATGTCGGCGCGCAGGCTCTCGATCCCTTCCGCCCTGGCCGCCTGCACAATCCCATGGCCGGCCACAATCAGCCAACGCCCAGGGTCCGCCTGCGCCTGCACGACAATCGAGCGCACCTGCCCAAACCGCTTCAGCGACCGCCGCAAATCGCCGACCTGCGCCGGGCTGTGCTGGTTGTAATTCCTGGGGTGTGGCGTCAGCGCGCCAACCTTCACAACCGCGTTACTCACCCCATTTTTACCTTGACTTCGGCTTGATTCCATTTCAGGCAATTCCGCCTTTACCCCAACCCCTATCGCTACACGCAACCCTTTTCTATTCCCTGATTCCCGCCCAACTCACCCCGCCAGCCAACCCGGTCTCTGCTCTCTGGTCTCTGCTCTCTGTCCTCTATCCTCTGTCCTCTATCCTCTGTCCTCACCCAAACGCCGCTGGATTGATCGCCGAAACCGCCTCGCGCAATTCGTCAGTTTCCTTGTGGTTCTCCGCCCATTCCAGCAGCGCCAGCCGCTGCGCCTGCAAAGACTGCTCAACCCCAAAGCTGTCGAACACATCCTTGAACGACTCATACGCCAGCCGCCTGACCTCCTCCGCGCTCAACCGCTCCAAGGCCTGCCGCAGGTCTGTCATCTCATCGCGCCGCTGCGCCTTTACCCCGATAGCCTGCGCCACCGCGCGCCGCAGGTTGCGATTCTCACGCTCCAACTCCAAAATGCGCGCCGAAAGCATGTTGATCGTGTTTTGCAGCGACGTCACCTGCTCAGTCAACTGCCGCACCCGCTCCTCCAGGTGCTGCTCGCGGCTCATCATTTCCCCAGGACGCATTCGCTGGTAAATCACCGATGTTCCCAGCGTCAACGCCATCACCACAACCCACACGGCTACATCAGCAAACGTCACGCGCGCACCTCATCAGTCCCAACCCAAAGCCGTCATTCACCGCCGCTAACTCCTCACGCCGCCCGCCGGCCGCACGCACAACGCCCGCAAAATGACCGCCGCCTCTGCGGCCAAAATCAGCCCCATCAGCAGGTAATAGCCCGCCGACGTAATCACCGGCCACACATCAAACGCTATCATGACATACGCCCCTGCGCCCACCACCGACACCGCAAATCCCGTCATCGTCACCCGCCGCCGGTCCAGTGTCACCAGCAACGCCACAAACAGCGTCACGAAAACGATCCCATACGCCCATTGCGACAACAGATCAATGCGCGCCGCCGACCTGGGCGCCAACAAGCTGAGCAGTCCCAGCCGCCCAACCACCAACACCCCCGTAAACGCCATCACCGTCCGCCGCGCGGCCGGCCCGCTGGGTGGTTTCACCGCATTCCACACGCGCGCCCTCAGCGTCCCTTGTGCGCCCATTCCCAACTCTCAATCGCGCTCTGAATCAGCGTCACGTTCCCCTGCCGTGGTCGCGGCGCCGGCCGGCCGTGCACCGCCCTATACAAAATCGCGCGCGCCAGCAGCACATCATCCATATGCCGGTCCGCCAGCAGTTCCGCGCTATACCGCATCGCCGCCTCCATCGCCCTCAACGCCAGCCCCAACCATATCCCCAACACCCGCCGTCTCATATCCCCACTCCGTCGCCCCCTCCTCGCTCTCTCCTGGCCTACATCCCACGCCGCCCAACTCAATCTGCAATCTTCCACCGCCCGGCCAACCCATTCCGCCCTCTGCACTTTGTACTCTGCCCTTTGCACTATAAAAAAAGCGCCACCACCGGCCACACTTCCGTACGCAGAAATTCCACGATGTAATCAAGCACATGCTGAGGCGCCGGCGGCCCGGCCGGCAACGATGACGAAGCGGATGATGACGAAGACGATCCCATGGCCATGGAACTCCTACCACGCACACGACACGCCTGCCGGCCTGCCGGCTGGCGCTGCCCCAACCGTCCGGCCCCTGGGTGAACCCAGTCACCGGCTTGGCGACGCCGGAGGAGCCAAAACGTCGCGCCACAGGCGCCAATCGGGGCGGCGCCCGCCATACCTGGAACGTCCAGGTTCGCGGGCGGGCGGGAATCGAACCACGCCGTTACGGAGCCAACGCTGCAACGCAACCCCCCAGTCCACCCGACACAATCTACAACCATTATAACCCCCCGCCCCCATTCCTGCAAGTGTTTTTTGCATTCCCTCCAAAATCCGCCCCTCAGACGCCAGATGACGAAGCTCTGCCCATGTCCGCATCGTCCGCGCTTTGCATCCACCTACCCTTTTGTGTTATACTTATCCTACATGCCCCCAACGAAAGGACTTATATGCACAACACATTCACGGAAGAAGAACGCGCCCGCGGCTGGGTCAACACCGGCCGCGCCGGCGAGATCCTTGGATTCACCGGCCACCACGTCACCCTCGAAGTCAAGGCCGGCCGCCTGACCGCCGACCGCACCACCCTGGCCCCGCGCAGTCGGCTGCGCGTCACCGTCGCCAGTATCGAGGCCTACCTGGCCGCGCGCGCCGCGCGCGCCGGCCAACCAATCCCCGCCCCCACGTCAACCCCCACCGGGGAGGTCTAGCCATGCGCGGCGTTTGGTTCGGTCTCTGCCTGCTCGCCGCCGCCGCCGTCGTCCTCTACACCCTGGTCTTCGGCGGCCCCATTGCCACCGTCATCCTCCTCGCCCTCATCCTCCTCACCCTTGCCGAGCCATCCCAGCCCGCCACGCGCGCCGCCGGCCGCCCAGCCTCGCCGCCGGCCGCGCCCTACTACTGCGACCGCTACAACTCCCCTGTCCCCGCCGACGCCAAATTTTGCCCCCAATGCGGCGACGAATTCCGGGACTAACCCCAGGCCGGCCGAAACCGTCCTCCCCGTCCATCAAGTCCACTGAATCCCCAAAACGCGCGTGAAAACAAAAAGCCGGCTGATTATCCAGCCGGCTTTTTGTTGATGATTCCAAAAAATTAACCTGGAATCAAGCGCATATTCTTGTCTCAATCGCCCGCAGGCGATTACATCATCATTATAGCGGAGAGTGTGGGATTTGTCAAATCCGGCTCGTCCTACTTGCGCGGTGCATCCGCCAACACCGCGCTCAGGGTGGCGTCGTACTGTCGGCCACCAAGCCGCCGCCGAATCGTGATCTTCGTGTGCCGGCGACCCTCATTGGCCTCCCGCACGAAGCCGGGCGTGCCGCCGTCCCATCCAACCTGCGCGTCCACGACCTGGC